CGCGCGATCCTTAAGTCCTTTAAAGCAATGGACGAGGAAGCCACAAAACAAGCAAAGGAACAATCGTCTGAACTAGCCGAATACGTTCGCGGCAAAATCATTTCAGCAAGCGGTGGCGCGTCGAATCGGGTGGCAAACAAAATTGCCCAGGGTTCAAAAGTATCTAAGTCATCAAAAATTGGAGAAATGTCATTCGGTTTTGCGTCGCAGAAATTAAGCGGTGGCGGTACAACCCAGCAATTGTGGGGCGGTTATGAATTCGGATCGAACAAATACAAGCAATTCCCAGTGTGGTCAGGGCGTGAAGGTCGCGGGTCACGGGGTTGGTTTATCTATCCAACGCTTCGCAGCGTTCAGCCTGACATTGTTAAGAAATGGGAACAAGCATTTTCTAAGATAGTGAAGGAGTACGACTAGTGGCAGGCGGCAGTCGTACCCTTAAACTTTCCATTCTTGGAGACGTTGACAATCTCAACAAATCACTGAAAACCGCCAGTGGCGACGTTGACACATTTGGCGACAAGGTTGGCAAGGCTGGTTTAGCAATCGGCAAAGCCTTCGCCGCTGCTGCCGCTGCTGCTGGGGCTGCTGCAATTGCAATTGGTATTGACGCGGTAAAGGCTGCAATCGACGACGAAAAGGCACAGACGCAATTGGCGTTGGCGTTGGAAAATGCCACGGGTGCAACAGACGCACAGATCAAGGCAACTGAGGCGTCAATCCTGCAAATGTCATTGGCAACAGGTGTGGCAGATGATGAACTTCGCCCAGCCCTAGCGCGTTTGGTGAGAAGTACGTCTGATACTAGTAAGGCGCAAGATTTGTTGGCAATTGCGCTTGACGTCGCTGCCGCAACAGGAAAGCCAGTCGAAGCCGTCGCGAATAGCCTTGCAAAGGCTTATGACGGAAACACCGCAGCATTGGGCAAATTAGGCATTGGTTTATCAGCTGCTGAATTGAAAACAATGTCGTTCGATCAGGTGCAAACAAAACTTTCAGAATTGTTTGGTGGCGCAGCCGCTGCAAATGCCGAAACATACGCAGGCAAAATTGCACGCGTTCAAATTGCATTTGACGAAGCAAAGGAAACGCTAGGCACTGCACTGCTGCCAATCCTTGACAAATTCTTGTCATTCATAAATCAAAACGCACTGCCTGCGATCCAAGCATTTACCAACGCGTTCAGTTTGACTGGCACGGACGGGTTTGGAAAAACAATAAGTGAAGTCGGCGCAGTAATTAAACAAACCGTTCAGCCAATTTTCGAAGGTATCAAAAGTGTTTTTGATCGTGTCAAAACGGCAATCAAAAACAACAAAGATGAATTTGAATCATTTGCTGAAGTCATAGCATTTGTTGCCCCGATACTTGGAAAAGTAATTGGAACCGCATTTGAAAACGCTGGCAAAATTGCAAGCATTGCAATCAACATCATTGGCAAAGTAATGTCGGCGATCAAACCATTATTGAACATGTACATTGAAGGAATCAACCTAATCATTCGCGGAATCAACCTAGTCAAGACCGGTCCCGACATTGCGTTCATTCCAAAAATTGGTGATACGTCAGTGGCAACACCAGGTGCTTCAGGTTTCAGCGGCACAATGCCAGGTGGCGGCAGTTTTACAACAGGCGGCGAAACAGCAGGCACAGGCGGTGGTGGTGCGGGTAACAAGATCACAACTAGCACGTTCACGGGTGGCACAAGCGGCGGCAGCAGTAAAGGCGTATCAACTGCCAGCAAAACAGCAGCAACCGCACAAGCGGCAATCACTGGTTTGGGTGCTTCAGGCGTTTCAGGTGTCAGCACAACAAGCCTTGCAGGAATCTTGGCGGCGTCAGGTGGCGATCGCGGCAGCATGACTTCAGCAGGCACAACGATCAACCTGACCGTGAATGGTGCAATAGACAAGGAAGGCACTGCCCGCACAATTGTGGACACGCTAAATAATTCGTTTTATCGCGGTACAGGCGGCGCGGGTAATCTGGTCACAGCATGACGCAATGGAATCCCGTTTGGAAGGTTGAAATTGACGGCGTTGAATACACCAGCGCAGTTTTAGCAAATCTTTCAATTCAAAGCGGTCGAACAAACATTTATGAACAAGCGCAGGCAGGATACGTCAACCTTCAGCTGCTGGACGTCAATCAAACAGCAATCCCCGTCAACATAAATTCAACAATAAGTGTTTCAATCAAAAACACTTCAAACACTTTTGTGCCGATTTTTGGCGGTAACGTTGTGGACATTGGGCTGGAAGTGCGTGACGTAGGTTCAACAATGCTGACGCAAACCTATTCGATCACAGCACTAGGGGCATTGGCGCGTTTGCCAAAAATTATTCGGACGCAAAACCTTGCCCGCGATTTTGACGGCGATCAGATTTTTGAGGTTTTAAGTGAGGTTTTATACAATCAGTGGCAACAGGTTGCAGGGGGTTTGACTTGGGCAACTTATGATCCGACAATTACGTGGGCAAACGCCGAAAACAATGGGCTTGGTGAAATTGACCGTCCTGGCAATTATGACCTAGCCTCACAAGGACATGACCCAATAGACGTTTATTCGTTAGTTTCAGGTTTGGCGACGTCGGGGCTTGGGTACATTTACGAGGACGCACTGGGGCGAATCGGGTATGCCGATAGTACGCACCGCACGACTTACCTTTCAGCAAATGGTTACGTTGACCTTGACGCAAACCAAGCCCGTGCCGCTGGGTTACGCATAGAAACCCGTGTGGGAGACGTACGCAACGCCATAACAATCAACTACGGCACCAACAGCAACAACAGCGTGTCAGACAGCGATCCCGCCTCAATTTCAATTTATGGCAACCTCGCCCAAATAATTTCAACGACCTTGCATGACGCAAATGACGCAAACGCACAAGCGGCGTTTTATTTATCACTTCGCGCTAACCCAAAACCAATTTTTAGCGAAATCACATTTGACCTGACAAACCCAGAATTAGACAATAGTGACCGCGACAATCTAATCGGCATTTTTATGGGTGAGGCAATCTCGCTAAACAATCTGCCGCTAAACATGGCGTCAGGTACGTTTCAGGGGTTTGTCGAAGGCTGGTCGTTTCAAGCCTCATACAATCAACTTTCCATTACGTTGATACTTTCGCCGCTTGCTTATTCCTTGCAGGCAATGCAGTGGAATGACGTGCCGATTACTGAAACTTGGGCAAGCGTGTCGCCGATTTTAGAATGGGAAAATGCAACAATTGTTGCCTAACGAAAGGAAAGCCAATGTCTAACCCGACCACCCCGTTTTCGTGGCAAATGCCAACGTCAACCGATCTTGTCACGGACTTGCCAGCCGATTTTGAAGTGTTTGGTCAAGCCGTTGCGACTTCAATGGCAGACTTATTAGGTGGCACGACTGGTCAAATTCTTTCCAAGGCGTCAAACACCGACATGGATTTCACATGGATCACAAATGACATTGGTGACATAACTGCCGTGAACGCTGGCAGTGGTTTGACTGGTGGCGGTACTTCAGGTTCGGTCACACTTGCAATCGACACAAGCCCAACAATCGCTGGCACGATCAACGCGACGGGTGACATAAATCTTTCGGCAACAAATGCACCAGGTAGCATTATTGACGAATTCACGCTGATCCTAATGAACGCACTCTAAGAAAAGGAGAAACAAATGGCAACATCAGCAAAACCCCTATTTCGAGGGGCGGCGACAACAACGACAACAACCGTTTTGTATACCGTACCTGCTTCAACAACCACGGTGGTCAGCAACATTGCGATCACAAACACAGCAGCTAGTTCTGCAACATTCACACTAGGAATGGGCACCGCAGGTGCAAATACCGCATTGCATACAACGACAGCAATTGCGGCAAATTCAACAATTTACATTGACCTAAAGCAAGCGATAACAGCAACGCAAACGATCACAGGCGGCGCAAGCGCAGTCACAGTTTCGTTTCACATTTCAGGCGTGGAGGTTTCGTGATGGGATCATCAACAGTTCCTGCCGCTAGTGGCGGCAAAACTAGTTTTTATGTCACACTTTTAACAGGTACTTCATACACAGTGCCTGCCGGTGTTACTTATCTAAATGCAACATTATGCGGAGGAGGTGGTGGTGCTGGTGGAGGCGCAACTGGACCACGCGGTCAGGGTGGACAAATTGTGACAAGCGTTGTGACAACAACACCTGGGGCTTCTATTGCGTACGCAATTGGGGCAGGTGGAGGCACAGGATCGCAAGGAGGTACAACAACATTTACAGGTGCAACAAGCGCGGTTGGCGGTTTGGGTTCATCTTCAACTGGCACCGCTGGTTTTTGTAATCCAAATGAAGGCAATCTTGCTGGTGTTACTGGTGGTGCTGGTGCAATTTTAATTGAATACTGGGCATAGGAGACAAGAATGAGAACGTTTGCAGTTATCGAAAACAACAAAGTCGTCAACATCATTGTCGGCGTTGAGGACGAAGTGTTAGAAGCCAACGCAGGAAAATACATTGAATACACAAACGGCTGGACTTATCCTGAAGGTATTGACGGCGGCGAATTTTTTCCAAAGGAAACACCGTTAAGCAATGAGTAATTATCTAGTCAACACAAATGCACGACTGATCGAAGTCGCTTTAGCTGAAGTCGGCACAATTGAGGAAGGCGACAACCTCACCAAATACGGCAAATTCACAAAGGCTGACGGTTTGCCATGGTGCGGATCATTCGTAAATTGGTGCGCTGCACAGGCAGGCGTCAAAATTCATTCAGTCGTTAGCACTGCAATTGGCGCGCATAAATTCAAGGAAATCAACCGTTGGTCAAACATGCCGCAATTGGGATACATAGCGTTTATGGACTTTCCACATGACGGCGTTGATCGTATTTCACACGTTGGCATTGTTGTCGGTCTAATTGACGATAAGCAGTGCATAACAATTGAAGGCAATACCAGCGGAACAGGCGACCAACGCAACGGCGGCATGGTCATGGTCAAGGTTCGCAACGTTGGCAAGGAAATTGTCGGGTTTGGTATTCCAAAATTTGCCCCATACCAGGGAGAATACCCAGTCGTTGAAATGCCAAAAGTGGCAGCAAAACCAACAAAGGAGACAAAAAAATGGACAAAGCCAAAGCCCTAGCCGCGTCATGGGCGCGGTCATTCATGGCAGCAGCCCTAGCCCTATACATGGCGGGGGTGACTGATCCAAAGACGCTTGCAATGGCAGGCGTTGCAGCGGTAGCACCCGTCATTTTAAGGGCGTTAAACCCTAGCGACAAGAGTTTCGGGTTAACGGGGAAGTAGCCCGAAAAGCCGCGGCGATAGCCTTAGCACTGGGGTCAGTGTTGGGGCTATCTGCTTGCGGTTATCAGGGTTGGATTCGCTATGAATGTCAGGAATACGAAAACTGGTCAAAACCAGAATGTCAAAAACCGCAATGCCTCCCGACTGGAACATGCACTGACGACATACTTGGAATTGAATCGCAATAAACCAGCACGTCGCAAAACGCCTGAGGAAATTCACGCCCAGCTGATTTTGATTATTGGATCAACCCTGGCACTGGTTTTCCTTATTGTGACTTTAGGAATTACTTACGCGCTGATTTTTGTGACGCAGCCAATTGGCAATCAAGCACCAAACGACGCAGCGTTTATTGACCTATTGAAAACGTTGGCGATTTTCTTGACTGGATCACTGGGCGGCGTACTGGCAGGAAATGGACTGAAATCAAAGCCAAAGCCCACAGACACGCCGACAAACACGCAAGGTTCTTGACCGCGCGGCGATCATGCTTCACCCTTGGTTCAGGTGGTAGTCCTATCACCAAGAATCGGGAGAAATAGAAATGGTACTTGACTTAACTGACCCAGCCACATTGGGTCGTTTGACGTTGTTGATGATCTTGCTAGTTATGGCAGCAGCAGTGGGTTACGCAAAAGGCTTCAAAGACGGACACCGCGAAGGCTGGGCTAGACGACGTGCATTTGATCGTCATGTCTCACGTAAGGCGGTCAAATAATGGGTTTCTTGGATAACTACGAAGCAAGCCTTGCACGTTTGACCCGCTGGAATACAACCTACCCAACAGGGCGCATTGAAACACGAATCGTCGAATTCAACCCTGAGAAGGGGTACGTATTGGTTGAAGCCAAGGCGTATCGCAATTACGACGACGTAATGCCAGCAGGTACGGATTTTGCTTACGGTTTTGTAAGTGCTTACCAGCCAAACATGAAACGTTGGTTCGTTGAGGACACAGTAACCAGTGCGATCATGCGCGTTCAACAATTGGTCATGGGCGGGGCTGAACGATCAACCCGCGAAGTCATGGAACAGGTTGAGAAAACCACAGCAAAGGTTGCAAATGCTGAAGCAGATCACGATTACTGGACAACCAAATTTGGTGACGTGCCTAGTTACAAATCAGCTAGTGAAGCCGAAAATTCCGGAATTCCTTCATTCGGATCAAGCGTTGACGAAATTGCAAAACAATTGGGCGGCACATTGGTTGAGGAAGCACCGCAATGCAAACATGGTCACATGGTTTGGAAGCGATCACATGACGGCGCACCAAAAACATGGGCTGGGTATTTCTGCACTGAACGCACAAAAGCAACCCAATGCACCCCACGTTGGTACGTATTAAGCAGCGACGGCAAATTTAAGCCGCAGGTGTAAACATGGCAGACTTCGTGGAAATTATCTATCCTCAAAGCATGACCGCAAAACTATTGGAAAATGGTGTAGTGGTTGCAGAATACAAAATCGAACAATGCGATAAGTGTTCGAAATTGACAAAGTTTGATCCATTTGGTTTTCAAACTGGATACAACAAACTAGAAAAGGTCATTTGGTTTTGCGCGGTGTGCAGGTGAAAATGACACTGACGCACGACGAACAAATGATCTGCATGCTATCTGCAATTAAGTGGGAAACCGATACACACAAAGGCATTGACAACCAGCAGCGGTATCAAAAGGACTTGACAACCTATGAATACCTAACCGAAACGGCTGAAGCCATTGGTAGTGAATGGGTTGTGGCAAAGTATTTTGATCTCCCATTTGACCCTTATGAACAGAAATTGAAACATAAGGCAGACGTGGGAAATGCTATTGAAGTACGGTGGACAAAATACGTCGCAGGTCAGCTGATCGTTCACGAATACGACCGCCCCAATGACATTGCAGTTTTGGTCACTGGACAAGCACCCCATTACTTCATTGCTGGGTGGATACCAATCGCCATGGCAAAACGCCCTAAATACCGTCACAGCAAGCAACCAAATTGGTGGGTGACACAAATCAACCTTCAGCCGATAGAAAACCTAAGGAGATCAACCTATGGAAACGCTGCAATTTGAATGTCGCAAATGCAAGAAAATAACAAAACAGTTGATCCACAAAATAACCGATCTATTGCCACCCAATGTCGAAACTATTCAGTGCACAGTGTGCAGTTGTATGACAGTTGCACAGATAGGACAATCAAATGCCAATCTATGAATTTGCATGCCAGGTGTGCCAAATCCGTGTTGAAATGGATAAGTCAATCCATGAGGAACGCGACGCACAATGCTGCGGGCAACCAATGAACAGAATTTATTCAGCCCCAGGCATTTCGTTCAAGGGTAAAGGCTGGGGTGGACAATGAAAAGTTATCCACAGGCGTTATACACAGGGGTGCAAAACCTGTGGGACACGCCCAAGCCCATGCGCAAAGTTATTCAACGATTGACAGGGGGGTGTACGCTGGACGCATACAGTCAACACCCCGAATTTAGGGATTTAGACAAGAATGAAGTTTCTTTCAGTTATCTTGTAAAGAAAAAAATAGATAGAAAAAAACTTTGTTGGTTGCTGTTAATCACTAGCGTGTTCGCAACGATAGGTGCAAGCCCTGTCAATGCAACGACCTATTCAATAGATCAGCTGAAAGTCTATGCACATTCAAGGATACTGAATTACAAGGAATTCCAATGCTTTAATAAGATCATCACAAAGGAATCACGTTGGTTGTATTCAGCACGTAACGGTTCACACTATGGGCTAGGGCAAATGCGAAGCACTTGGTATCGCGATCTTGATCCATACAGACAGATAGACGCAACAATCAAATACAACAAGGCACGACACTTAGGGCATTGCAATGCATGGGCATTTCATTTGAAACATGGGTGGTACTGATGACCAGTGCATTAAGAGATAACGGATCAACAGCGAAGTGGCGAAAGATTAGACAGCGAATCTTGGAACGTGACGGATACACATGCCAAGCATGCGGAATGGACGGCAATACCGTTGACCACATCATTCCACGCAGTTTGAACGGCACAGATGACGATTTCAACCTTCAATGTCTGTGTTCTAGGTGTAATAGTGCAAAAGGCGGTATAAACCGCTTAAACAGCCCTAGGGGGGGTTTTTTTAATAACCCTACGACAC